CCCCTATTTGTTCATCCAATTGACCTTGCGCACAGGGGTTTTCGGGCCGCGTGTTCTGATATTCCTCCCCAATAGTTGTAAATGACTTTTCAGCAATACGAATCGTCTCAGCAGCTTGACGCTGCAAATCCTCGATCAACACGTGTCCCTGTCCACTCTCAATAACGTCATTTATCTGTTTCTCTGAAAATAACTGGTAAGGATCTTGGAAATTCAATTTCTCGACGGGTGCACCATTAATTTGCTCATATAATTCTTTAAGCTGTTTGCATTGCTTCGCACTCTCCTTTCGGTAGTGGTTAGCAAACAATTTGCCGCAGTACTCCTTGAACTCGTGATAAGTAAGCACTTTTTGGAAAAATCCGCGTTTGTTGGGAGATTGATACATTCGCACTTGTAGATGATCAAAATTGGCGATTACATTCGCATCGATATCGTCAATGTCAACTTTCTCATACTGAGGCTTTTTCTCCATTCGAAAAACAAATCCTCGACGGCGGAGATAAGCATCCTTATCGTGACACTTTTGAACAAGGTGATTGGCATATGCATCGTTGGTCAAAAGAATAACACCTAACGGGTTTGCATAGATGCGTTTATCTTCCAAATGAGCCATTGGAGGAGTATATGGAGCATCGGTACACAAATTGAAAAGAACATCAGTTTCAGCTTTAAGAGACTCTGGATCTGTTCTTTGGCCATAATCATCCATTAGAATGAAATGTTGATTATCATAATTGTTCCAATGGGCACTTCCTGATTGGTATGTGTAACTCAACCCGGCAGCTGAAGGCTTGACTCCAACTGTTTGGTGCAAATGACTCAGGAGATCGTGAACTGCATACGACTTGCCTATTTTACTTGGCCCTTCTATAGTGAACATAAAAGGTACCAACTTAATTGGGCAAGCACTTAGATCCATTCTATGCTCTTCAGTTTTCTTCACAACTCCGGCAATGAACTTACTGAGCTCAACCAAAGCAGGATTTCCTTTTGCATGGATCAAAGCACGTTGAATCTGCAAAGCGGTTAGTGTCATTATGAAATAACGGTGGCGACCACGGGGTGTTTTCCGCACATCCCTCATGGCATCGGAAGTTAGCAACTGGGCTTCTGCAACAAATTTGCGCAGAAAATCACTATTTTCTGTAATTAACCTGAGAGCAGCTACCTCCGGGTCGACAATTCCAAGTGCTTCTTTGATCGCTTCCATTAGTATGACGTAGATACGCTGGACGTATGTCAAAACTCCGTTCAAATATGTGAAAGTGGGGGCCGATGTGAGTTTTATACCCAACCCATGCGCACTACTCTCATATTTATTCGCATCCAATTGAACATTAAACAACACGCCAACAATCCCAATTAACACCCCAACAATAGTAGGCGTAGGATCAGTGGCAGCTTGAGTTTGTGCAACACGAGCCGCCTGGTGCGTTATGATATAGTTAATTTGCGTTATCCAGTGTTGGATCTTTGATAGTGGTATATGCGAGAGAGCGAAATCCTTTAAGAAATTGATTAGTGTAGTTGCTAATGGCAAATAACTCTTAGAGTAAAAGGACAAAACGACACTATTTAGCAAGTCGGTTGACATTCGCGTTGCATCAACAAGACCGTCAAACATGCTTTCTAAGCGTGCCTTACACAAATCGACAACTTCCTGAATACTGTCACCAATTGGGTTAATTTGGTCGCGAATGGAGGCTAGAGTTTCACTCGTATCATGCATCAATGCATCAGCATTATCAAGAGAACTCTCAGCCCGTTTCTTCATCGAGTGAATAGCAGTTGACGTCGCTAGCCCTGAAATAAAAGGACCAACGACAGGAATAGCACCCGCAGCCGCAATAGCGGCACTAGCAGGGGTAACTCTCCCAAAAGTTTCGCTGATATTGGAACGCAAGTTCGCAACATCAAAGTCCCTAAAATCCTCCATCTGGGTAACAGCGTGTTCGTCAGTGTAAGACATATCACCCTCACCCCACTGAACGGCTGGTACACCGTAAAAATTTGCCACCTGGAAGTCGTCACCGGCTGACCACCACACGTCAACGAAACAAGCTTTCTGGCTACTAATCACAATGTGACCAGCATTCAGGTCGCCCTTATCTCGCCACGTGTAGTTTTCTGCCGGATTGTTCTCAAACATCAAAGTCCAATTGTTAGTTGTGTCGTAAGGAACTTCAATCGTAGCTGTTGGATTAACACGAGGGACAATGACTTCCGTGGTTAAACCACTAGCATAAATCGGTCGGAATTTAGCATGAGTGTAATTTCCTATTTGTTGGTTCCCAACAATTCGCGTTCCCGTATGTGGCACGTGCGTAATGTAGATTGGACAATCCTCATCAAGCGCTCGGGCGAAAATGGTGTATCTACTTGATCCCCGCCAAAACCTAAACATGTTTGCGATCGCTGCGGTTGGAGTTTGACCTACAAGCTCCGAGAAAATTGTATTATTATCAGCCACGTGAGCCATCATTCTACTTGGTGGCATAATCGGGATAAACAAGCCCATTGTTTTATCATCCTCGAGACTATCAACTTGTTGGTTCAAAATGATTAGAGTTGGGCGGCGAAGAATATCCTTAATGTTTGTCTGCTCATCCCGAGTTTGTACTTCAAGATTACTCAAACCTAGATTGAAGTCCGCAGTTGGATCTAAATCCTCTTTACGTCCATCATCCATTTGAGTTCGAGCTACTGTAGCAGCAACATAGTCACGAGGAAAACTATTCATTGGTTTGCTTTCAGTGAATAATCGATTGTTGATATACATCGAACACTGCTTTAAACTATGGACGCGAAACTGCGAGGAGGCCCTCAGAAAAACTTGGACATCGATAATCTGAGAAACAGTATCTGGGGGTCGCAATGGGTTCACAACTCGGATAACCACCTGAGTGTATGGGTTTGGTCGAACATTCATTGATTCTCGTTTGCTATCATTACTACTTTCCACTTCTAACATCTGGGGGTTGTACGTCAGGGAAGTAGAACGTCTCCAAATAGTGTCATAGATGTACGGGATTGTAACATGTAGCGATTTTTGATCGCCCAAGTGAAAGGTTTGAGTATAAGTACTACAAGCTTCTTCCAAGTTTGGGTTAGTAATATCCGTCTGTCGCCCAAACTCCACACAAACCATAATAGCACCAGTATGGAAAGCATTTGAAACAAAGTCCAATCGCATTTCCATTGTTCCACACCAAAAGTTGTACATTGAACAAACGTATTCCACAGGGGTGGGGACCGAGGAAAATCGTCCACTCTGAACTGGCGATGAAGGATCTACGACGAGTCGGGCTAAGGTGGTTCCCTCCTTTGCAGCAGCGGACCACTCGAACGTATTTTTGAGACCCCATATTTGAGCTATTTGAAGCATATCCGTTGGATCATTATCGTATCGCTTTATGTGTGTAGCGGGCGTCATCACAGTTGGATTCATTCGCATCACCATGGCATCAATGGCTCCTTTTCCGGAAGAAAAATTCATGCGAGCATGAGGAACTACAATATTTTTTTGCAAATCAGTTGGCCTGTCACAATTAATGTTCCCTGCAAAATCCAAGACGGATTCAACATCTCGTAGAAGACCTTTAAGTCCCTTACTTTTAGAAACAGTTCGGATCACATCCATCTGAACCTCAGCACGATATGACATACCAGCAAAATCCACTGATGAAAAACGTACGAAAGGGCGAATAAACATGTTATTGACGCCGTCACTTCCAGTTCGTAAGGGAGAGAACATATGGACACAAACAGTGGCATATTCTGTCGTTCGCACGGCTCGCGTACCGTTTTCATGGGTTGTATTGCGCATCAAAGCTCGTCGAAATCTAAATGGTACTGTTAAATTACCCTCATTATTTGCTGACAAATCCAATATAATGTGTGGTCTTGCCAAGGCATTCATGTATCCTGACTGGTCTGCTTCCGTCTTATATGAATCAAACTTAGTTGAACAAATCACTTTTCCACAGTGAAATTTGTTAGCATTCACAACGAATTTCATTTCGCAACTAAGATGGGAGTACAAGTAAGATTCGAATGGTGTTATATTTGGTGTCTTGGACAAAACACTGAAAATGTCCCGGGGGAGAACAAATACTCCAATGGCTTGTCCAGCAACAAACTGCGTTCGAACCTCAATAGAGGGCATAGTAACCCACCGATTGACAATTGGTTCAAACTGTGCATACCGTTCAGTTGACACGTGAGAGAGAAGATTGGTGGTGTCCGTGGGGGTCGAATCTGTTCTGGCTTCATCTCTTGTTATTATTGTGTTTTCCTGTTTGTCACTCGCTTGGCTCGTTTCTCCCTGCATATTGTCCTTCTCCATCTGGACCTCAGCAACTATCTCATCATAGCTTGGGGGAAAGCTAGATTGGCTGCTGTTTCTGGACATATGGCTCCCTTCGTGTTGGATAGGCGAAAGCTCATACTTATCAGAATGGACGGGTATAAAGTATGCACACAGCTGAAAATCTGTTTTGTTCTTGGCACTAGAGGCACTAGCAGTACGTGTACTACTTTCTACAACTCTTTGAAATCCGGAGAATTGCCTGATGACGGACCACGTCCTCTCCTTCTGGGGGTTGAAGGATTGTTCGGTTGTGATTCGGTCCTTGATGAACTTCTGCGAGTAAATCCAAGAATTAAAGTCAAAAGTGTAACTACGATTATCAGGAAGATGCGTTGGGTAAACGTTGACCTCATAGCTAGATTCTCTAGCTGAGATAACACGTCTGAAACGCGAGGGGGATCCCTCCGCCTTTCGGGCAGTGAGACGCCCAATGGTTCCATCTCTGTAATGGAAAATAATGGAAATTCGTCGGTGTCCACCGTATCGGTCGAGCAACGTCTGTCCCATTTGTCTGGCATGTATTGAGTAATAAAAGACAAAACGGTAATTGTTAGGATTGAGTGAATTTTTCTATGTAGTTTTTCTATTTAGATCAATAAAATATTTATTGTTTAATTGTTTGAAATTTAAAATGTTGAAATATAAAGGATTCAAAACCGGTAAGCACGGTCCCCTCGAAATCCTTCTAAGGCTTACAATACTTCAACTGACACAATTGAATTTAAAACTAT